GCGGGCGCGGCGGGCGTGCCATGCTTCCGAAACCCAGCCCAATTTTCGCGATTCCTATTTTTACCCCTGCCGTGTGTTCCCTGCCGTTGCAGGTGGTTGCACGGGAGATGCGGAGTAGGTGCGATAAGTGGGAAAGTGCGGGTATGATGTGGGATAGTATGGATAAGAGGGTGAGATTGTGGTATGATGGAATATAATAGGGATGTGACGGCGTGATGGAGTAGGCGTATGGAACAAGAGCAGGCGTTCGAGGAGAAGCAGGAGCGAGCAAAAGCGGTGACGGAGGTGCGGTTATCGCCTGAGGGCTATCCGGTGAACGAGCGTGGGCAGCGGATATGTGGGGCGCGGCGGCGGAACAAAGATGGTACCGAGGGGATATGCCAATCCACGGTACTGATGGCGAACGGGCGATGTCGTATGCATGGGGGGGCGACGCCGGTGGGGATAGGGGCATCGCAGTGGAAGCATGGCAAGTACAGCAAGGTTTTGCCGCCGAAGTTACTGGAGCGGTATGAGGAGGCGTTGGACAACAAGGATTTACTGACATTGCGGGACGAGATTGCGTTAGTGGATGCGCTTGTGTTGGACAGGCTAGAGCGCATGCAGAAGATTGAAGGGGGAGCGACGGATGAGCGGTGGTTGAAGTTGAAGGCGCGGTATGAGCGGGCGGTTGAGGCGGAGAAGGCGGGGGATCAGCGGGAGATGTTGCGTAATTTTCGGGCGATGGCGTCGTTATTAGCGGGGGCGACGGAGGCGGAGTTACGTACGGAGATTTTGGAGTTACTGGAGCGGCGGCGCAAGCTGGTGGAGACAGAGCGGCGCATGTTAGTAGAGATGGGGTTGATGTTATCGGTTACGGAGGCAGCCGCGTTGGTTGCGGTGATCACGCACATTATCGAGCGCCATGTCAAGGATCGAGCTACGCGAGCGGCAATCAGTAAAGACATCCGCCGATTTGTACTTGCTCGAAATAGCCAACCGGCTATCCCCGCCGTTGTCGTTGAACGAACAGCGGATCAGTGAGTACCGATCGGCGGAGGGGGTGATTGCGTTCATCAGGGAGATATTGCGCGCTGAGCCGACCGCCTATCAGGAGCGGATTTTGCGCACGTTGGTAGAGCGGCGGCGGTTGGCGGTGCATGGGCCTCATGGGATTGGCAAGACGACCATGGCGGCCTGGTTTGCGTTGTGGTTTTTGGTGGTGCATGAGAGCGATGCCAAGGTAGTGACGACGGCCAGTGCGTGGCGGCAGTTGACCTTTTATCTCTGGCCGGAGATTCACAAGTGGGCGCGGAGTGCGGCTTGGGACGTCTTGGGGATGGAGATGCGTGAGGGGCGCGAGTTATTGGATCGTGGTATCCGGCTACCGGGGTCGCGTGAGGCATTTGCGGTAGCGTCGGACAATCCTGCCTTCATTGAGGGGGCGCATGCGTCTCATCTCGCGTATATTTTTGATGAGGCCAAGATGATTCCCGCGGCGACGTGGGATGCGGCTGAAGGGGCGTTTTCGACGGGCGATGCGTATGCCTTCGCCATCTCCACGCCGGGCGAGCAATCGGGCCGTTTCTATGAAATCTGCGCTCGCAAGCCGGGGTTTGAGGATTGGGAAGTTATCCACGTCACGTTGGATGAGTTTGTGGCCTCGGGGCGTATCAGTCGGCAGTGGGTGCAGGATCGCGCCCGACAATGGGGCGAGCATGCGGCGGTTTATCAGCAGCGCGTGTTGGGGCAATTCGCCGACAGCGCCGAGACGCAGATCATTCCGCTGTCGTGGGTAGAAGCGGCTATCGAGCGGTGGCATGCCTTGGAAGGGCACGGGCCAACGGATAGCCCCTATGTGTTTGGGGTTGACCCTGCCCATCTCGGCCCTGACCAGACGGCGATAGCCCGCCGCCGCGGCCAGGTGATTGAGAATTTGCAAACGTATGCGCGCGCTGATACGATGCAGACTGCTGGCCGGATCAAGGCCTTATTGGATAGCTATCCTGGTGCGCAAGCGTACGTGGATACCATTGGTATCGGCGCGGGCGTCGTTGATCGCCTGCGTGAGATGGGCTGCCCGGTAGTCAGTGTGGACGTTCGTACCAGATCGCCGCTATCCGATTCGACCGGGCTGATGCGTTTCAAAAATCTGCGCTCGGCCTTGTGGTGGCGGTTGCGCGAAGCGCTCGACCCGGCCAATCCGCGTGCGCTAGCGTTGCCGCCCAACAACCAGCTTATTGGCGACTTGACCGCCCCTACCTGGTCGTATACCAGCACCGGGGAGGTCATTGTCGAGAGCAAAGACGATCTGCGCAAACGGCTAGGGCGATCGCCGGACATAGGCGATGCAGTTTGTCTGACCTTGTTCGCCGATGCCCAACCGCCTCTGGAAATCTACGAACCGCTCGATTGGTAGGAGTGAGCCATGGCCATTGGAAAAGTCCCCTTCACGGTCACTATCCCTAGCGGCGAAAGCGCTTCTAACAGCTTTCTCATCAAGGAAGGCAACGCTTTCATGGTGAGAATCCCTGCCAGCTTGCAGGGCTTTTTGGCGATCGAAATCGCCGACGCGCAGGGTAATTTTTCTCTGCTGCGCGATAGCGGGCGTGATGGCACGAACGCCCACGAGTTCACCGGTCTAGCGGCCCCGGCTGGCGGGTGGCCCACCACGCCCTATTGGTATGCGTTTCCCTTCGAGGTGTTTGCGGCGTCGCGGGTGCGGTTCCGTACCATCACGTCAGCCACTAACAGCACGAATGTGCTGCAGGCAGCGGCGCGCGTGTTTCATGTGGCGATCAAGGGATGAGACAGGCGTAGGCGACCATGAAAATCCCCTTCCTCTCTCGACGATCGGCGCGCACGGCAGCCCTACCGGCAAACGATCTGTTTGTGGCCGTGCTAGGGTCGGACAACCAGCTATATGGCTTGAAAGCCACTGCCCTTGAGCTATCCAATTTGGCTGCGACAGATGGCTCGACGATCCGCGCCGATCCGGAAGGGTTTGCTACTGCCTATGCCGCTTCTGACTGGGCTTTTCGCTGTCTGAATCTGCGCGCGACCAAAGTGGCTGAGCTGCTATCTGGCGCCAAACTGCGCGATAACACTACCGATGCAATAGTTTATCAGCATCCCTATTTAGATGCGCTCAAACGAGCCTATCGGGATTACCATCAGCATTTTTACTTCTGTTACGCTATTCAGCGGGACATTTTTGGCGAAGTCTACTTCGAGAAAATTTACGGGCGCACGTTCGGCGTCGGCTTACCGCGCGTGCCTTGGGGCGCGCGCGTGCTGCCTACGCTGGCCGTTCAGCCGGAGATCGTCGGGGGCAAGATAGAGGGCTTTTGGTACACCAGCGAGCTTGAGCAACGGTTTCTCTCCCCTACCTTCGTAATCTACGACTACGTGTACAACCCCTTCGACGAACTGCGCGGGCTATCCCCTTTGGCCGGAGCGCTCAATGCGGTCAATCTGGACATGCACATTATCCGCCACAATATCGCCTATTTCCGCAACGGGGCGCGGCCTTCGCTGGTGATCAGCCCCAAGCAGGGCGAAGTGTTTGGGGAGAAGGACTACGAAACCGTCCGTGCGCGCCTGCAAGCGCTGCGCGGCGTGAACTCGTTCTTCAAGCCCCTGCCTCTCTCGCGCCCGGTAGATATCACCATGGTAGAGTATCCCTCTCTGGAAGACCAAAAAGTGTTGACGGACGACCAGCGCGCGCGTATTTGCGCCCGTTTGGGCGTGCCTGAAGGCCTGCTATATATGGGACAGCAAGCCATCAGTCCCGAACACCGCATTTTGTTCCACGAGAACACGGTCATCCCCCTGGCCAAAGAGCTCTGTCAGTTCATCAACGCCAACTTGCTGCCCTTTTTCGACCCGTCCGAGGCAGTGCGCCTGGAGCTGGATGAGCGCGAACTGGCCGCGCTGGTTGAGGATGAGGTCAAGCGAGATGAAATCGTCCGCGCGCGCTATCTGAACGGTCAGATTTCCTACTATGAGATGCGCGCTGCCTTGCGCCTGAAGCCCAAGGAAGGGCCGGACTTCTATATGCTGCCTATCGGCCATCGCATGGTCAGCGTGGAACAGCTAGGCGCGGTCATCGACGAGCAGACCAAGCCGTTGTTGGAAGGCCAATTGCTGGTACAGCCGCCCGCACTGCTGCAGGCGGGCGAAGAGGAAGACGTCAACGGCAGACGGCGCCATGAATATCATCCGCCTACGTTGCCTTCGTTCCCTGACCTGTCTGGCAATGGGGAATCGGCGCGGCGCGAGCTGCGCGCTTGGCGGCGCGTAGCATTGCGCAAGGGCAAACACAAGGCGCTGGATTTCGTGGCCGACCATCTGCCCCCGCTCTTTGCCCATGAACTACGTCTCAACTTGCAGATCACGCCTGACACGCAGGACGATTTGGCTGACCTGTTCCGCCGCAGCGCTGTTTGGCTAGCAGCCTATGAGGGTATGTACGATTACCCAGAGGGGAAGGCCATTCAAGCTACCCGTTTGGAGTTTGAGGAAACCTTCGAAGCGGCGCTACAGGAAGCGCTACACGGCAATCTCACCCGTCGCCGTTGGGCAACTATCGTGCGCGCGCTCATTCGCCGCTGGGGCATCCGCGCGTTCCGCGACGGCCTTGAAGATGGCGGTGTGTCCTCCGAAGCGCTGTCGCCTGAAGATCAGGCGACGATCAACGCTATGCTCGCTCAGCAATCCGAATATGTCACCCGGCTCGGCGAACGTTTGTTCTCTGCCGAAGGCATCGAGGACGCGGAGGCAGTTAACAAGGCCGAGGCGTGGTTCAATAAGAGCATCATGCCGTTCTATCATGCGGGGCGCTTGTCGGCGGACAAGGACGGCTTGTATCAATGGCAGATTGGGCAGACCGAGGAGCACTGCCAGACCTGTTTACTGGCCGACGGGCAGAAGCATCGGCTGAGCGCCTGGCATCGGCGCGGCCTGATCCCGCAGTCGGATTTGTTGGAGTGCCGCGGGTTTAACTGTCAGTGTCGGTTGGTGCGCACTACCGGTCGGCCTAGCGGCGACCTAGATGCTGTGCCGTTGTTGCGTGAGGAACACTGACATGACTCCCATCTCGCTTGATGTTTATCTGGCGGGCGATCCCAACCTCGCCCATGACTTTTTACAGGATGAGCTGGAGGCGCTGGTGGCCGAGATACAGCGCACCGTAGGGGGTGGCATTGGGCGCTACGTCAGGAAGCATTACGGTCGTGCGCCTTCGCGCGGCCCGACATATCCTATCGCGTGGACTTCGCAGCGCCAGCGCATTTACATGTTGTTTCTGTCTGACATAGAGAAGCCCTACCAACGTACGCACGAGATGGTGCGTGCGTGGAACGTCTTCATCACTACCGGCGCGCAGACCGTGTATTTCTATGTGCACGATGATATCGGCGCCAAACAAACGCTCTTCTCCAAACGGCATATGGGCAAGATGGATCGCATGGTCATCGGTGTCTACAACCCAACCCCATACGCCGTATATGTACAGGGTGCTTACCAACAAGCGTTCCATGCCGAAACAGGGTGGAAAAATATAGAAAATGATGCTATCATAGTGCGTGAAGCAGAAGCTTTACTTGATCGGGCAATTGAAAAATATTCTGAAGGGCGTCACGAGCGGTTGCGGCGCAAACTGGCCAGGAGCATGCGCCACGCCGCAATCCGCAGGTTGTGAGGAGCAGGGCCATGCCGTATGTGCGCGAAGGCAACTGCGTGTACCATCAGGACGAAGATGGGTCGCGCGGGGAATTAATCAAGTGTCACGACACAGTTGAGGAAGCGCAAGCCCATCTTGAAGCTCTCTACGCCAATGTCGAGGACGCGCGCAAGGAGGACACCAGTCCCCAGGTACAGGAGTGTGTCTCGCAGCGCGTAGGGGCATACATTGAGGAAGGCTTGTCGCGCGAGCAGGCCTTGGCGCGCGCTTTTGGCGAATGCCGCGACGAGGCAGGCGGAAAGCAGCTAGGCCTGGTCGAGCAGAACGGCGAAATCTATCTGGCGCTCGACCCTGATTGTCCTCAGCCGGTCTTGTTCAAGCTCGCCGATCTGCAAGAACGGCTGGTGGCTTTCGGCGGAGGTGTGAAAGCCTTAGATGCCCATGAAGGACGTGTCGGGGGCTATCTGGTGATGTGGGGCGACTACGCCAAGCGTGACCTAGAGGGGGAATTTTTCACCCCAGAAACTGATCTAGGGCTAGATTGGTTTCCCAAACGCCCCGTGTTATATCATCATGGACTGGACAAGCGACTACGCCATGCCAAGATCGGCGATATTGTCGCGCTGAGCAGCGACGATGTGGGGCTGTGGGTAGAGGCCCAACTCGATCTGCGCAATCGCTATGTCCGAGCAGTGTTGGAACTGATTCAGAAGGGTGCAGTAGGCTGGTCATCGGGCACGCTGCCCCATCTGGTTGAGGTCAAAAACGGGCGGATCGCTGTCTGGCCCATCGTTGAAGGCAGCATCACGCCCACGCCAGCCGAGCCGCGCACCGTCGTTGTGCCGCTCAAGGCGCTCGTCGTGTCAGAGGGGAATATGACCGCAGGACAGACGACGCCCGCGCTAACGCCCGCGGTGGACAGCCCGCTGGCCAAACCATCATCATCGAACGCATCCGTCCTCCCGGACGGACAACATCACAAAGGAGCTACCGCCATGGATGCACGAGAGATTGCATTGGCGGCTATCAATGCCACGCTGGAAGCGCTCAACGTCACCGACGTGAGCGAAGAAGATAAGATGAAGCTGGTAGAGTCGGTGTTGGCCCATCTGGCCAATGCAGGCGAGCCGACGCCCCCCAACGAGGAGAAGGCGCGCGAATTAGGGGAACAGATCGGCAAGGCGGCTACGGAAGCCATCCTGGCTTATCTGACTAACCGCGCGGCTATCGAAACGGCTACGGCGACTGCGCGCAAAGCCAGAGAAGAGGTCACGCCCGAACCGGCCATCGCTACCCGGTTCCAGAGCAACCGCGCGCCGATTGAGGTTCGCACCCGCTGGCACCATCTCAGCAGTGCGGACATGGCTTTCCTGATCAGCCTGCAGCAGTCGCGCTACGGTAAAGCCTGGCAACCACCGCAGGAATTCATGCGCGAACTGGCCGACAAGGCGCTGCGTCGGGAGGCGCCCTATACCACCTATCACGATCTGGAAGTTGACCCGCGCGATGGGCAACCGTACGCCCTCAAAGCGCTGCGCCAGATCGCTGCCGAAGGCGGTTACAAGGCCAACGAGGTGATGGGCCCAACCCAGACCGGCTTCGGCGCAGAATGGGTGCCCGATCTCTGGTCGAACGAACTGTGGCGCACAGCCCGCTTTGACAACCCTGTCCTGGGCCTGCTGGAGCAGATCGACATGCCCCAGGACGATTGGGTGCTGCCCATTGACGGGACTGACCCCACGATCTATCGTGTGCCGATCACTGCCGATGACACGCAGCTTAACCCGGCGAGCAGCCCTGTCGCACCTAGCAAGTTCAGCACGGGCAATGTCCTGCTGAGCGCTAAGAAGATCGGGGCGCGAGTGCCTTTCGCGCGCGAGATCGAGGAAGACTCGATCATCCGCTTCGTGCCCGAACTGCGGCGCAAGATGCAGCAGCAGATGATGGCTGCTATTGACTACTGCATCCTGCACGCCGACAACACCACCGGAACGGGCAACATCAACAAGCACGACGCCACGGTCAACGCTGCTGACCTGGATGTGTGGTTGTTGGGCTTCGAAGGTATCTGCCACATCCCGCTGGTAGATAACACGGCCAACAGCTACAACCAGGCCAACAACCGGCCCGATGTGGATATGATGCGCGGTATCCGCCGCCTGCTCGACCCGCGGCTGCTGAACAAGATGGGCGAACTGGTCTACGTTGTCGAACCGGTCACCGCCACCTATCTGCTGGATATGCCAGAAGTGCTGACGGTAGACAAGTTCGGGCAACGCGCGACGATCCTGTCCGGTCAACTGGCCGCCTTCGACAGCATTCCGCTCGTAGTCTCCGGGCAGTTGCTGCAAGCCAACACCAATGGGATGATCAGCAACACGCCCGGCAACAACATCTATGGCCGCGTGCTGATCTTCCATCGCCCGTCCTTCCGCTTCGGGTATCGGCGTCGGGTGACCTTGGAGCTGGTGCAGCTGCCCTTGGCTGACGCTGCCGAACTGGTAGCCTTCGCGCGCATCGCTTTGGCCCGCCAAAGCACGGATAGCGCAGCGTTGGCCTACCATATCGCGCTGTAGTGACAGCAGGGAGAGTGGGTGATGCCTATGCGAGAGAAGGCGGCTACTGAAAAGCCGCTGGTCACTTTCACCTACTACGCGGCCAATCTGGCGAAGTCTACCAGCAATGGCTCGTTGGCCCACAGTGGGACTTCGACCGATGCGGTGAACGGCGCGGTGATGCCCTGGAGTGGCAGTGTTGTTGGGATAGCTGTGTCGCTCAATGCCAACAAGACTGCCGGGACGCTGAGCTTTTCGCCAACGATCAACGGGGTGGTGACCACTATGCAGGCGTCCGTTGCCAACTCCGCCAGCGTAGCCAGGGCTACCGCTCCCGTCGGTCGCCATCGGTTCGCCGCTGGCGCGAGGTTGGGGTGTGTGTACAACTCCAATGGCTCCATGGCTCCCGACGGTTCGCTTGACGTAGCGGTAGAAGTCTACGTGCAGTTCGATGGGGTCAAGGTGTGATGGCTGCCGATCTGGTCACGCTCGACGAAATCAAGCAGATGTTGTCGCTTTCATCGAGCAACGTTGAAGACGACCTGCTGCTTCGTCAGCTGATCAGAGTTGCTTCAAGCGCAGCTACCCGGCATTGCGGGCGCGACTTCATGCCTTTGTGGGAGACGCGCTACTACGATGCGCTGGGCGAACATATCTCGCCCTATCAGCTGAACCTAGACGCCGAACTGCTAACCGTCATCAAGCTGACGAACGGGGATGGGAGTGAGATTGCGGAGACGGACTACGTGCTGCTGCCCTATCAAGGCATGCCCAAGACGGGCATCAGACTGCGTCCGACCGCGTCCGCTCCCTTCACCTATTCCGACGATTGGTTGAGGGCAATCAGCGTCAAAGGAGTATGGGGCTACCATGATGATTGGAACGCTGCCTGGGTAAACAGCAACGATGCGCTGACCGCGCCCGTCACCGCTACGGCTACTACCTTCACCGTCAACGACGCGGACAATAGCGATGCAAGCGGGAACGCGCCGCGTTTCCAAGTGCTGGCCTACTACCGCTTAGACGATGAGGTGATCCAGGTGACTGCGGTGAATGCCGTTACCAATACGCTGACTGTCGTGCGCGGTCAGCGCGGCACAATAGCCGCGGCTCATGCAGTGGATACGACGCTGTACCGCTACTATCCGCAGCGCGATGTGAGCATGGCGGTGCTATCCCTGGCAGCGTGGATGTACCGCAATCGGACTAGTTTAGGCGAGAAGTATCAGTTTCTCGATGGGACGCGCCTGGCGGTGAACGAGGCACCAGGGCACATCATGCTGATACTCAACGCCTATCATCGGTTACGTGTAGGATGATGAACCGTGACGATCGCTGACATGCTTGAGGCGGTGCTCGACACCATGCCATCAGTGGCTCAGCAGCGCGAAGCTCTGGCGAGCATTTTCGCGCAAATGCCTGATGTCAAGCAGGTGTTCACTCAGATGCCCAGCGCTATTCAACCGGCTCATCTTCCCGCTTTGATGATCGTGCCAGAAGATGTCACCTACAATGTTCCCTATGCGGGGCAGCTTGACATCTTGCGCGACTGGCTGGTAAGGGTATATGTCGCGCAGTTCATCGAAGGGCGTGAATATGAGATGGAGAAAGCGGGTGAACCGTTTCTTGACATCCTGCCGCTGGTGGTAGCCGCCCACCCAACCGTACGTCTGAATAGCGGCCTTGGTTTCGAACTGTTCCCGCTGTCCGGAAGTTCGTTGCAGGCGCTGGCCTACAACAATCAGACGTATTTGGGGGCGAGTGTCAGCATCAGGACGGTCATCAGTGTACGTGTACCACGGCTTGTGCCGTGAAAGGAGTAGAACATGGCTACCTATCGTAATGACGGGTTCATCGTCATTCAGAACGACCGGGTAGAACTGAGCGATGTATCCGTTCTGTCTGGCGTGCGCGCGCTGTCTGGCACACATGTTGTGCCGGTCAACGAGTTGCCAGGCGTGTTCTACCGGCTGACGGCGGGCGAATATGCCACGCTGACGCAAGAACAGCGCGCAGCGATCGAAGCGCGCGCTATGCAGTTGTTCGGGAAACCAGTGCCGGAGAGACGGCCTGGCAGAGAAACTGGAGAGTAAGACATGGCCAACGCAGCGCAAGTTATCACCGCGGGCTT